GCCACTCATGGAGCGTCTGGATAGCCTTGCTCTTGCCGCACATGGACAGGAACGGAGTGTCGGTGGGAGACACATCGAAAATGATAGACATGAGATCACGAGGCTTGCCGTTGATGGCGGCATCCTTCAGCTGACCGGATACAATAGCCATAATGCTTTCCTCCTTACAGAGAACCGAGCACGTTGGCGAGAGCCTCCGTGCTTCTAGGGTTGTTACGCAGAATCGCGCGCGCCTTTTTCAGGGAGGCGTTCCCCTCGCCGCTGGAATAGCGGCCTCCCGTTTCGACAGAGGGAGCATCTGCAACCTTTCGCGCAGCCATTTCACGGGCTTTGGCGGAACGGTCATACGCCATGGCTTTGGCTATCAGCTCCACTTCATAGCCTTTGGAAATTCGGCCGATGGCTTCCATCGGCACGCCCTGGCCGGCCAGATACTGCGCAGCCTCCTGAGCGAACTTTTGGCCATTGAAGTCGGCCCCAATCAGGGCTTTCAGCCTGGGTTCAACAGTGGCCAGTTCGTTCTGCAGGCTCTGCTGGTATTCAGCCTGCCTCTGGGCCTGTATCGCCTGGGCTGCCTGCCTGACACGGGCCCCAAGCTGCTGGATGGCTTCCCTGCGCTGTGCGTACTGCCGGGAAAGCTGCACATAAGACGCCGGGTCCGTCTGGCTGAGCTGTGCCCAGTCGATGCCGCGATATTCCGCGTCTGTGATCATCTGAAGAAGCTGATTCGCGTTGTTCAGAAGAGTGCCGGCGGCATTTATCTGGCGGTCTCGTTCAGTGCGGACAGACACACTTGCCTGACGTTCCTGAGCCAGGGCCTGCGCCTGGGCCATCGCCATATCATGTACGGCGTTTCTGGCCTCCGGGGCGAGCCCCTTCCAGGCGTCTTCGCTGAAGCCTTCGGGCATGGGGACGTCATCAGAACCTTCAGCGGGGGTCTGCTCGCCGCCCTCGCCTTCCTGATTCACGTCAGAGGCGGAATCATTGACGGCATCGCTGTCGTCCGCATTCCCGCCTTCGCCGCTGAGGGCATCGGCCAAATCATCCGTCGTATCAATATCTCGGCCTCTGACCGAGTCGAGGGGAGCACGGTCGATGGTGCTGGTATCGGTACCTGCCTCAATGACCTGCCCCGACGTGGCCGGGCCGGAATCTGCTGCCGGTGCCGCTGCCGGCACCACACTGGCCTTACTCATGGTGTAATCCTCCTGTTAATGTCTGATAGCTGATCAGCACGTCTCGTATCTCATCACGCACGGCGGACAGAGCTTTCTGCATCTGCCAGGCTTTTTCCCTGGACCGGATATCCTGAGCCTTCCGCCACGAGTTGACGTACCGACCATCCAGAGCCTCAAAAGATTGCTGAAACACTGGCGAGCCCAGGATGAAGGCCGCCTCGTCAGCTTTTCGCTTTTTCTCTTCCCAGTCTGTCACCTAGATCTCCTGCTGTCTGATATTTGTGAGGCCCGGGGTTGTGCCGCCCATGGACAGTTTCATGGCATCTAGTTCTTTCTCAGCCAGAAGCTCCTGCCCCTTCAGCTGAGCGTTCAGTTCCATCTTTCGCTGCTGGGCTGCCGCATCGCTCTGGGCTTTCACTGCCTTGCTCTGTGTCTCCTGCTGGAGCTGAGCCTGCTTGATGCGCATGTCGAGCTGGGCCTTCTGCATGGCCGTTTGCGCCTTCACGCGCTCTGTCTGCACCTTGGCCGCAGTCAACGGGTCCATCTGCTGCCCCTTGGCTTTTTGCTGCGCCAGAATCTGCTGCTCCGCGGCCCTCGCGTCTTCTTCCGTGCCAAAGAAGCGCTCAGGGGCCTGCAGGCCTGCGGCCTCACACATTTTCCGGCACGTGTAAGTCACATGAGGAAGCCTCACGGGCGAAGCAGGGCCAAGCTGAGCTATGAACGCCTGCTGGATCTGTAAAATCTGCTGGAAGGTGGCCAGTTGCTTGGACTTGTTCCCGGTGCCAAGGCCTACGGCTACGGAAATCTCCATGTCCGGATCCCATCGCCTGGGGTCAAAGCTCATGAAGCGGCCTTTCAGCTGCACCTGGACTTCCCTGTCCTGATACCTGTGAAGCATGTGCAGGACGTAGCGGCCAAGCGGCCTGAAAAATGTCTCGGCGTATACTCTGGCAATCAACTCGATGCGCTGGTTGACTGCCTCCTCCTGAATGCTTGCGCCGGTCGCCGTGTTCTGCAGGGCGTCGGCCTTGAGGGCCTGAGTCCTGGCAGTGATGCCGGTTCTGCGCTCGACTACGCTCTCGACAGCGGTAAGGCCGCCCAGAGCTTCCTGAGCGCTTGTATTGATGCTGAGCGGAGTAACGGATGCATCGCCTTTGCACCTGATGACGCCGCCTGCGCCGCGGGCCAAAAGCGAATCATAATCAATGAAGCCGGATTCGCCTTCGTTCGCTACGACTTCGCCTTGGTTCGCCAGTACAAGGCTGTCCAGAAGCTGGCGGGTCATCTCTGTCTTGACGTCCTGCAGGTCAGACACCAGATCGGCCAGACAGAGGCCGATGGCCTGATGAGGCATGGGCACAGAACAGGCAGCGAAGAGCGGCGCCCTGTAGAGCGGCCACTCCTCCCAGCCCAGTATAGATAGGGAATCTTCCCCGCCGACATAGGTGCATTTGACCTTTTCAGCGAGTCCGTCGCCGTTGACGTCGCAGTCAACCCAGGCTTCCCATACCTGGTAAAGCCTGGACTCCCTGACGAGAGAATCCCAATCCGCTGTGTCCTCTGCGTTTATCTCTCTGCCCGTGACAGTCTCAGGGGCGTCATCGTCAGAGTCATAAGCGGGAAGCTCATCGACCACGTCAGGGGAATACCCTTCACGAATCAGGTCAGAACGAGATTTTATCTCCCAGTGAGCGATAAAGCGGGCATGCTCCACGTCAGGGGCGTCAGAAGACAAAACAACACGTTCCGAAGGGACGGCATCCAGCCTTATGGTACGGTGCTCGACCGTTTTGCGAATCCTGACGTTATAGAGGGGCAGTCCGTCTGCGCCGACATTCTGCGCCACCTCGACGTTGTCCCCGTCTTCGGTAATGCCCATAGCCGGATCCATGAGAAGAGCCATGGCTTCCGGCTCGGTGAGGCCCTCGTATTCGAGGAGCTTCTGCTCTTTCTCGATAGGGCTGTGAGCTATGCACCAGCCCACTCTCTGATACAGGCCATCCGCAAGGACGTCATGCACCAGGCGGAACATCTCGCGGCCGAAAATGACGTTATTAACGTACAGGGTTGCGTCCGCTGCGGCCTGTTCCTGTTCGGGCGTCTTCGGCTCGAAGCGGATAATGTCGTCAGTCGTCGTGAAAACCCTGAAAAGGCTCGGCTTGGCCCACTCCACGGCCTCCATGACGGTCCTGTCGACATAGGTGGAGTAGCCGCGTTTGCTGCGCTTATCGTCGCCGGCATAGCCATAGCCGAGGTACTTCTTCTTCAGAATATCTCTCTGGTTTGAAAGCTGGCCGCCGGGCTTGCCGATGCAATGGCTCATCTCGCCGAGAATGATACGCCTGAGCCTTGCCTTAACGTCTATCTGCTTCTTCATGTCAGATAAGCCTCACGCTGTATTGCTGCTTCATGGGAGTAAAGACGGAGCCGGAAATCTTCGCCGCGGCGCCGTCAATGCCCATGGCGAGATACCTGAAAGCGTCAGCCCCGTGCGAAGTCCAGTCATGCCTGGGAGCAGAGCGGAAATCCTGCGCTTTCTCATCCCAGTCCCTCTGGTACATGCGGAGGGCGTCGAGCCCGGTTTCGCACTTCTCCCGGTCAAACCAGCACCGGGGGAGGAGCATGCGGACTGCGTTGATGCCGTCATCTACTCTGGCAGCCTTCAGGACTCTGCCGGGGAGACCGAGCGTCCGGAGAGTTTCAAGGCGGGTCTTGCCCGTGCCAAGCTCGGAAACGGCGACGTCATGCGGGAAAAGGTGCTCGCCGTAGACATACCCCTTCTCCTTCAAGACGCGGGCATAGTGGTCGAGGCCGACGCCGGAAGAGGCGTAGTAGTCGATGATGTGGACTTCCTGCCCCACAGCCTGGGCGAACCAGATTGCGGTGCTGTCCGAGAAGCCAAGGTCCCATGCAGTGATGACGGCGAACGCGGGATTGTAGGGGACGCCGCAGATGCGGCCATCATGCTCAGCCGTCTCCAGGAGCCGCCCATAGTATGAACCCTTCACGGATGCCGCGAAGGAGCACTCGTACTCCTGCAGGTACTCTTCCTCGGACATAGAGCGGCGAGCTTTGGCCAGAGTTTCTTCGGTGAAGAAATGTGTGTCGGAAGTCTTGTACATAAGCGCAACCCACTGGTCCGGATGTGCCCGGGCCTCTTCCCAGATTGCCAGCAGCAGGTTCTTCCCTTTGGGCGTGCCAACGAAGAGAGCCCGGCCCTGAGTCGAGACGAGCATGGGCAAAATGATTTCCGTCCACATAGACCTCGGCATCTGCGCAACCTCATCAATCACAACGTCGCACAGGTTCAGGCCTCGGAGAGAATCAGGGTTCTCTGCGCCGTACAGCCTGATTCTGGCACCATTCGGGAACTCGACACTCAGTTCGGAAATATTGATTCTCGCCCCGGCGGCGCGGGCAAT